GAAGTTTTGCTTGCAGCACTACCTGCAGGGTGAGTATATTTCGTATCTGTAGCTGCAATAGTTAATTGCCCTGCAGCAGGAGTTAGTTTAACGTTAGATCCAGCTACAATATTAAGAGCTTTTCCAGCTGAACCATCAAATGTATATTTACTAGTTCCTTCTGTACTTCCTCCAGCAACAGTAAGCGTTAAAGCATGGTCTACTTTATCTGCAGTTCCTGCAGTTGCAGGTTTACCTACAGATACAGTTTGTGCAGTTCCTCCGCTAGGTGTTACAGTAAAATTACCAGTAGTTCCATTTGCAAATGTATATGTAGTATTAGTATTTGTAGGTACTGCCCAAGTTCCATCACCTCTTAAAAACGCAGCTTGTTTTCCTGCATCAGGAGCAGGAACAATACCTGCTGCACCTGCTGTATTTGATGTTGCGGCTGTCATTTCTGCTACTGATCCAGAAATTGTTACAGTTGTACTACTTTTAGATGCGGATAGTGTTAAAGGAGCAGTGCCAGATGCATTTATAGTTCCAACTCCACCTAAACCAGATAAGGTTGGTGCAGCTGGTATAGTACCAGTAATTATATCTGTAATATGGCCAGAACTATCAGCTGTAATACCTGTAATAACTTTGCCACCAGCAGTAACAGGAGAACCAGCGGTTCCTATAAGAGTTGTTCCATTAGCAGGTTTATAGTGATTATCTACAGAAGTTACTTTTGTGTCAGTAAAGACAGCGTTTGAAGGTACGCTAGTGGCGATAGTATATGTACCATCTTTAATAACTTTACCTGTAGCTCCATCAAATACTGCAATATGACCTGCTGTCGCAGAAGCTGGGCCAGTTACTGCGCCATCAATATTAGCCTGAACAACTGTTCAATCTGCATTAACTACTGTAGTACCACTAACAGGACCGTTATTAATAGCAATTAGCATATCTCCAACCTCACACTTGATTCCCGCATAAGTTCCAGCAGTAATTACTTTATAGGTCCAACCTACTTTATATCCGTTAGCTGGAACTTTAGTAACAGTACCGTCTGTGCCTAATGTTCCTTTATAATCATTGCATCAGTTGCAGCGATCTTATTATCAATAGCTGCAACGACAGCAGCAGCAGTTGGGATTGCAGTTGAACTACTAGCTAAAGTTGTTTGTACAGAGTAACCATTTTCAATAACTCCTGTCGTATTATTAAACTTAGGAATATATCCAGCAGTTGTTGTGGCATCTGTTTTAGTAACGTTATTTTTAATACTTGGAGAGACAATTACTGTTTGAGTTTCGCCATTACTTGGAGTTACTTTAAATCCATTTGATGCTCCCTGAAATGTATACGTTGTATTAGTATCTGTAGCAGGAATACCAAGAGCTGTTATATCTGTTTTAGTTACTGCTGCTGTACTTGTGACATGTCCAAACTTATCAGTTGCAATTTTATACAACCCTGATGTTTTCGCAGCAGCTCCTGCTGGAACAGCATGAGAGATAGTACGACTTTCTGCCAGATTTCCACCTCCAGATAACCCGCCTGTTCCTGTTATCGTAATTGTTTTATCTACTTTTTTATTTAACGCTGCAGCTACAGAACTTGCTGACGCTATATCATTAAAATCTACTTCAACAGTAGTATTATCTGATCTGGTAATTGTTAATTTATTATTTAATAATTGTGCATCTTTAAGCCCAATACCAAATACATCATATCCTGTATCTGTTTTAACTTTAATAGATTGAGTTGTTATATCAAACCAAAGATTTCCAGTTTCGATTGTAGTAGGCTCTGTCGCCTTTTTAAAAAACTTAATTGTTGCCATGTTTATTTTTTTTAAATTTTAATCCCCCCCCCTCACTAAATGTGAGGAAGGGAGAAATTATTATTTATTCAATTTCTAATCAAAATATATCAAGCTTACCGTCTGTTCCAACTTGGATAGATGAACTTGTTGATACTAATTTAGACATATCTACAGCTAAACCTCTAGAAGTACCTTCACCAGTTACCTTAATAGTATTATCGGGACTAGTAATAGATGTAATGCCACCTGCAACAGCAGTTTTAATACTATCACTAAGAGCTTTCATACCTTCAGCAACTGTTTGATCTGCACCAATTTCAGCACCGCCAGTAATTGCTACTCCTACTTTTATATTGTTACCAGCAACCCTTGCCCTGTTTACTCTAAGTCCACTTTCAGATTTTGCTAATATATTATCAGAAACAGGATCAATTTTAACATCAATAACATTCGCTTCTGAAATCTCAACAGCATCACCAGCTGTAAGAGCTTCTTGCTTACCTCCAACAGATGTTTGTAAATTCGCAATATCAGCCTTATTCGTTCTAATCTGATTTAAATCTGTATCTGAAATTAGACCTGAGCCTTTAACCTTATCAACTTTATTTGCAAGTTGATTAGTAACAGTAGTAATCTGTCTTTCTAAAGCTGTATCAGCTGCTTCAAGTTCTGTTTTTGCTGCAGAAATAGCGCCATCTACTTGTGATTTAGTATAGTAGCCTGAAAGATCAATTGTACCTCCCAGAGGGTCCCAAGCTGCACCATCCCAGGCATAATTTGTACCTGCAGGAGTAGTACCATGAGCAGCAACTACATTCCAAACATCACCTTTCTTATTTCCTTTAGTAGGAAGTTCTTCGTAAGTATCTTTAGTACCTTTGTAGTCAAGAGCTGCAGCTACAGAAGCTTTTAGTTCATCTACAAGAGTTTTTAAAGCTTTACCTTGTGCTGCAGAAAGAGCAGCATCAGTTCTATCACTTTCAAGTGAGTTAATAATCTCTACAACTGTGCCAGTTGCAAGAGGTTCCCAAACTCGGTTAGAACCATCAGCATCAAAGCCTTTTAATACATAAGTGGTTTTATTTTCCTTTACATATACTAAAAGGCCTTCTACTAACTGAATAGTAGGCATTGAATCACGTTCAGCAATTGTAGCCTGAACTGTTCTATTATCTAATGGTAGATTCGCACCTAAGTCAAAACCAGAACCTACCGAAATACCTTTACCAAAAAATTCTGCCATAATTAGTTAAAGTTTACATAGTAAGTACTAGGTTGCGACATCTTACCAGATAAATATACTGTATAATCAACCGCTTGACCATCTAAACCAGTAACCGAAACTGTACTAGTAGTATATGAACTAGTTACATCAAAGTTATTACTGTCTTTAATATTTGAAACCGATCAATCTGCAGGAGCAGCAAAACAAATATATTGTTCTGAAATTGGTCCAGCTACTTTAATTGTTTCCTTTGCAGAAATAGTTTTAGTTAATCCTTTAATTACATCTTCTGTAATTGAAGCTGTAGAAACTAAACCTGAATAAGCAGGAATATATCCTGTTACTGTAACTGCACTTGAATCTACTGATCCTGCAGCTAAAGGAGTACCATAGTCGTTACCTTTAGAATCTTTAGGTTGAGGACCTTGTGCATAAGCAGCGTGATACTTATATGACATTGGGCCTTTAACTACCTTTGCGGGAAGTTCTTGAGATGAGCCATATAAAATATACAAATTCTCTGGATCTAAAGCTCCTGCGCGTTTTGCCTGCTCTTTTCCTGCGACTAAAATCTGGCCTTGATTAAATTCAGTATTAAAATTTGCAGCGGTTGGAGCATTTGCTCCTACTTCCTGAGTATCTGAATAGCCCTTTAAAGAAATAGTTGCAGTTGGAGCTACAAATGTGGGATTAACTGTTGGGAAGATAAGAGTATCAAAAATTTCATCATAACTCTTACCTGTAAGTTGTGCTACAGTTGTACCTGCGTTAATACCCCCAAGTTTCTCTACTGTTGCTACACTAGGATCTAATGAAGACTCATAAGAACCACTTGCTGTAGGATCTAAGCTATCAAGTTTAGCTTTATCTTCTTTAGACATAAGACCATCTGCAGTAACCGTAGCTTTACCTAGTAACAAAGTTGTAGAGGCGGAATCTGTATATGTAATTACAATCCCATTAGCATTGGCATTTAATGCTACATTTGATACTTTCTTATTAGAATCGCCACCATATTCAGTGCCATTCATAATAATTTTCTTAGTATCTGTGGCAAAATAAATACCATCAGCATGCGTAGTGGAATTATAAGAAGCTTGTGGACCTCTATAAAATTTTACAACACTATTAGCCATGTTTTAAAAATTAATTGTTAACATCATTTCAAATTGTAGAGGAAACCTCTTCAATTTTATCTTCTAATTTTTGTATCTGTTGATCCATTTCACTTTTAGTATAATAATCTTTTAAATCTACTGTTATTTGTCCACTTCCTCATTTTTCTCACATATATACATCTTCTGTAGTACTTGGAGAATGAACAACAATATATTCTTCAAATAAGTCGTGAAGTACTGTCGATGTTGCAGGAATCATATATAATTTTCCTAACTTATCAACAGTTGGATCTCCTAACTTTTCAAAACTTTTTGCGAATCTTATTTCAAATCCCGATGTATTAGGAAAAGATTTTCAAGCAGTTTCAAATTGTTCTTGTGTAAGAGTACCACCAACAGCAATATAAGAATTGTATAAAAAGTCTTGAACTGAATATTCATCCATGGATTCATCACAAGGATCATATCAAATCTTATCGTGCTCTGGTTCGTTATTTGGAAAATCAGATTGACATCCGATTGCTATATTTTCATCACCAGGATCTCCTTTTTCTCCCTGAGGAATTCCAAATTTAAGATTTGCATCACTAATATCTGGATTTAAATCAGTTACATAAGGTTGTGCATCTGGTGCTAATTTTTCTACTTCAGAAACTACAGTTACTGTAGCAGGTTTTCCTTTAGGAACTTTTACATTTAAAGCTCATTCTCTAGGAGCATTAGTTTTATCAATTACTAATGACGGATTTTGATCTCACTCAACAGTTTCAATAGTTCCTGCATTAAATCTTGGAAGTACAGAACCAGTAGCAGTAATAACTTTACTTGATTCCATTGTAAGTTCTAAACTACCTTCTGCATCTGTAATATTAACAGACTTAATAGAATCTCCTTTTAGCTCATTTAAGTAACATAATACTGTCCATTCACTAACAGGAACTCCATCATAACCTCAAAGAATGCGATCATCTAAAAGAGTAGCAGGATCTCCAAAAACTCTAATAAGTTTAGGCGTTTTACCAGGTTCTCCTTGGTCTCCAATAGATCTTCCTAGTACTTGCCAAGTAGCACCATCATTATATGATACATATCATTTATTATCCGTGATTTTAAGTATAGGACTAATTCCATCCTCTCCATCTTTACCATCACGTCCATTTCGACCATCAGTTCCAGGACGACCTTCTGGCCCTCTTTCTCCAGTAGCTTGGCCAATATCTTTTCATGAAGATTGGTTATCCATTGAAAGCATCCAGCGACCATTTTCTATTCGAAGATAAGGAGTTTTTCCATCCTTTCCGTTCTTCCCATCTTGACCATCTACGCCATCCTCACCTGTAGCTTTACCTAGGTTTTCTCATTTATTATTATCATAGGAAAGCATCCAGTTACCATTTTCTATTTTGAATACTGGAGTTTTTCCATCAGCTCCCTTTGGACCAGTGTTTCCTGTATCTCCTTTAGGCCCTTGTACAGGTACGTTTTCTTCAGTTTCTGGATCGTTTAAAGGTTCTCCGTTTACAGTTAAATAGTATAAATCGCCTTTTTTTAGTAATCCAAGAACTGGAGTTTTTCCTTCTGGACCCTGAGGACCAATAATATTTGTTGAAGGAATTGAAGTAGGAGTTTCATCATCTAATTTTCAAGAAATTATTCCATTTTTAACTTCAGGAACTCATACTTTACCAACAGGTCCTTCAACTCCTGCCATTACAAAAGCTCAGAAAAGATTTGGTTTAATACCAATGATTTTATCGTTTTCTCGAACTAATTCAGGCATATTTAACGAAGATGATGTATGACTTCTAACGCAAGACAATAAAGCTCCTTCAAATGATACAAAATCTACAATATATTCGTCATTGAAATAGTGAGTGTTTGTTATTCATTCTCCTGCCATCTTAAAGGAGGTTCCCTTATAGAAATCTCTTGAATTATAAGCTCCAGAATACTCTCTTGAATTTTGTAGATCTATAGTAGGTAATATATTATTTTTTTTCATAGTTTATTATTTTGATCCTAATATTAAAAATGGAACACTAATACTTGATGTTGGTACTTTGCCATCTCCAGTTCTTACATCTAAAGAAGCCCCATTAATTCTGCCTCTTGCAGAACCATAAAACATTTTTAACAAAGCCCCATCTCATATAGGTTGTGAAATAGCTACAGTAGTTATTGATAGAGTTCTACCAGGATAAATACTTGTTAAATCTAAATTTGCAGCAAAATTTCCAGATTGACTCACAGTTAATACTAAGTCAGTTCTACACCTATAAAAAGAAGATAAAGATGGCACACCAGATGAATTAAAATAGACTTCTCCACATGCTAAAAACGAATCACTATTATAATCATCATAACTTCTATAATAAAGATCTGAACGTAGTGTTCCATTTTGCTTTCATGTTTTCAGCTCAAAATCTGATGTATTTTCTACCCAAATTGTTCCAACATAGTAGTTACTTACTATTGAGGATGGAACGAATTTAAATTCTACTACACCTCCTGCAGGAAGCAAAATTTGGGAAGCATTAAAAAGAATTGGTTCACCATAAGAGAATAATAGCCTACCATTGTAATATCCACAAATTTTAATAGATTCATCATCACGGCCATTATCAAATGGGTATACAAATAATTGTTTATCCGACTTGTTATAAATTGCACCAGAATATGAACCATCAATATTTAATTGATATTTAGAAGCATCTATTTTAAGTATTACATCTTCATGTATGGTTGGAGAATATACAATTTCTGAGTACAATGAATCTAATACATGTGGATCAGATGATTGAGTCAGTGTATATTGTTTAGTATTTTGAATAAGTGCATTATTAATTTTAATATTTGTTAAGTCAACACTTCCATCATCCCCAAATTTAATTTTTCCTGCAGCCATATGTCCAGCTCCAGTTCTAAAATTAAATAGTATATTTGGAGTAAATACACCTCCTGTAGGAGTTTCTGGATTAAAATTCTGGTATTGAGTAGATACTTGCCCACTAGAATCAATCCCTTGCTGACTAAACATATAGTCTCCATTAAATACAGCAGAACCAATAAGACCATTAGCAATGATTCCAATTTTAGTATATAATGCTTCAAATGCATCCAATTTAACTCAACTATTACTTGTATCAGTACTTGGAGATTCATTACTATGTAATGTTCCTTGCCATGTTCCCACTATATTTAATACATAATAGTTAGCATCATTAGAATCATATACATAAGGAGTTTTATCTACAGTTCCTTGATATACTGTATTAACATTATAAATACCTTCAGGATAAATTATTTGTCCTTTAGAACCGTTCTCTCCATTTAACCCATTAGTTCCACTTAATTTAGTGGGAGTACTCCAGCTACCTTCAATTGTGCCAACTTTATCAGTATTACTTGTATAATTTACTCTGGCTTGAATAAACCAAATATAAGGAGTCTCTTCAGTAGGAGTTGGAACCGCTAAATTCCAACCTGTTGGTTGTCTTGTCGTTCCAGGAGTACTTGTTCCTCCATAAATTGTTGTAGTTCCTAAACAGTAACGAACTTCGATGCCAATTCCAGGTAATCCATCAACTCCGTCTTTACCTGCAGGACCAGGATCACCAGTAACTCCAGGTTCTCCTTTTATTTTAGTCCATTTATAGTCAGATGGATCGTCACTATCATTTATATTAAAATCTACATATACTCCAATTCAAGCGCCTGGATCTTCTCCATTATTGCTTGTAAAAGTTGTACCTCCATCATTAGAGTATTTAATATGTAGATAACTTGTTTTTCCGTCTTCTCCATTAGTACCAGGAATTCCTTGATCGCCCTTTTCTCCTTGAATACCTTCAAATCTTGCCCAAGTATAGTCAGAAGGATCTGTACTATCTGCTTGAGTAAAATCTACATAAGTTCCAATATATGTACTTGGAGTTTCAGTCATTTGACTTGAAGAAGTTGGATTAGCAACAGAAGAATATTTAATATGGAAATATGTGGTTCTTCCGTCTGCTCCTGGAGTTCCAGGAACTCCATCTGTTCCATTAGTTCCATTTTCTCCGCTTATAACAACTGGGGTAGTCCAGTTTGTATTTAGAGTATTATCAGGATTAATAGTTGCTGTAGTCATCCAAAGATACCCATCTTTAGATTTTTCAGGAGGAACTATAGACCATCCTGAAGGAGTTCTTATTGTTGCATTTAATGTAGGAGGATTTGAATTGCTTGTATTTACAGCAAATCTAAATTCTGTAAATTTGCCATCTTGAGCTTGGCCATCTCTACCATTAACTGGTATTACTTCTGACCATTCAGTTACAAGCCCTGTCTCCCCATTAACCGTTCCAATACACTGCCACCAGTTTCCACTAGTTGTAGGATAATCTTCCCATCCAGACGGACTAGGACTATTTCCTGTAGGTTTTGATGGTTTACTATCACTTAATTTATAAACGTATGTTTTCCAATTTGGTATTACTGCATCCTGTCCCTTTTCTCCTGTCATTTGAACAGGATCTGACCATTCTCCAACAAGAGTAGAATCTCTAAAAGATGCTGTAATTGACCATATAATTTCAGAGGATGTGTGAATTGGAACAACTGTACTTCATACAGAACCAGGATTTGCATTAGTTTTATTTACAACAGGAGGAGTATTGACACTTCCACTCTTTGCATACATTAACTTAATACCTAATCCATCCTCTCCATTAGAACCATCAGTCCCATTTGTTCCGTCCTTGCCATTCTCTCCATCTTTACCATCAGCTCCTTTAGGTAATCCAAAACTAAATTTAAATATATCTCCTTCTAAAACTACATTAGCATTAGCTTCAGTTGTTGAAGAAACACTAGCTACTTCTGCATCAAAATTAGGAATTTCTCCGCCTTCAGAAATAGTTTTTCATTCTGTATCATAATCTGCATCAGATTTTTTAACTAATGCTTGACCAGTAGTTCCTCCAGGAATTACCCCAATTCCATCAGAGCCATTCTTTCCATCAGTTCCATTTTGCCCAGGATCACCTGTAGCTTGGCCTATATCTTGTCAAGTTTGACCTTTATCCATTGAAAGTAGTCAACGACCGTCTTCAATTTTTAATTGTGGAGTAATACCATCAGTTCCACTTGGTCCGATAGGACCAATATCGCCTTTATCTCCTTTTTGACCTTTACCACTATTTCCCATAATAAAAGCTCAATACGGATTAGATTCTACACCAACAATTATATCGTCTTTATAAATTAGATTCGGCTTATTTCATTCTGATGATAAATGACCTCTTAGACAATACAATAAAGCTCCTTCACAAGATATAAAATCAATAATATGTTCATCGTTGAAATAATGAGTGTCTGGAGTTCAGGCTCCTGCCATCTTAAAAGATGTTCCTTTATAAAAATCTCTAGAACTATACATTCTATAATAGTCTTGAGAATTTATTGCATTATCTATGATTACATTAACATTAGATCTCTTCATAATATTGAATTATTTTGATTATTTCATTATTAGTTGGATTACCGTGTTCAATATAATCAATTGCATTAATTAATTCGTTCATTGTAAATAATGCTTTTTTATCAGGTAAATGCCCAATATTAATATTAATTAATTCTTGAACAAATATTTTATATAATTCATTATATAGAATTTCCACAACCACAACTATTATTTATATTACCTAATTCCTCTCCACATAAAGAATTACATGAAGATAAATTATCTAATATTCTTTGCGCTTCTGTAAAGTTCCCCATATCTTTTAGATAATCAAACACATACATAGCACTTAATAAGAAATCTCTGCGATTCCTTAAATTTTCATCTGTTTTACATTTATCATAACTACATATTTTACTGTTATTCAACAGTAATTGCCGTTGCAAATATACTAAACATCTTTGTAATTTGCAAACACTAAAGACATTTTTTATTGGACAATAGAAAGTTTGTGAAGCCTTATTTTCTTGCACAAATTCATATGCTTCTTTATAACCAATAATTTCAGAACTTTCAATTACTTCGTCTAATGTATATCCTTCCTGGTCTGTAATATTAGATTTATAAAGATCCCCATTTAAAAAAAATAATTCATCTATTAAATTAATATATTTATCAGGCTCTTTATCGTCTTGAAAATGCATTAATTGTGGAACTACTAATTTATAATAATAATAAGTTCCGTCAACATTTAATGTAAATTCAGATGCAAATCTACTTAAATAGTGTCCCCGATTATGTAATTCCTTTCTTATTTTTACTGATTCTGGAAGCAAATTTTCGTCAGTATTATAAGATAGAAATTCTAACATTATATACTGACTTAAATCTACACCTAAATAATCACTATTATCTACAGCAATTAATTTACAATCAGATCTAACAATTACATCAATATTTATTTTTTTATTCATATTATACAACTTGTTTTATTTTATCATTATAAGGATTAGTATCAACTGTTTCTGCAGCTTGAATTTGAACTTGTTGCTGTTTTGTTTCAATAAGTTTATCGTTATAATCCTTATCATTTTTAACTTTTTCTCTTTCAATAGCTACCTTTTCAGCTTCAAGTTGTAGTCTAGCTTGACTATTTTGTTCAAGTTGATTTTGTGATTGACCTAATTCTCTTTGTAATTGTTCATTTTGTTTCTGTAACTGTTGCAGATTTTGTTCATATTGCTGAAGTTGTTGCTGCAATTGAGAAACACTATTATTTTCTTCCTTCTTAACGGCAGTAGCTTTAGCTACATAACGTTTAAGTTCGGACATACTATTAGCAGTTGCAATACTTACTGCCATATCAGGATCTGACATTCCAGCTTTAATTAATTCAATATTAAGAGCCTTTACAGTTTCCATATCTTTAAAAGACTTAGAACTATCCTCAATATGTAAATCAAAATCTGTAAGTGTATAATGTTCAGGAAGTGCTGTAAATATTCTTGAATATTTATTACCTAATACAATAGTACCAGTAATACCATTTGGATATACCAATTTAGCTAAATTAAGCATATCATAATTAGCTTCTTTATAAATTATATCCATAGTTTCAAAATATTGCTTAGTTAATAAACCTGACATTTTAACTCCAAGTTGAACATTAGATACAGCATCTCTCTGTTCATATTGAGCTAACCTCTCAGGTAACACTCCTGTAATTGAAGAAGCTTGTTGTTCTACAGCTTGAATAGCTAATTGAATACCTTGAATAGCTTGAGCTTTAACTGTATCATCAAATCCATTAAAAATAGTATTAGGCATACCTTCATTACCTTCCTCCTTACTATTTATTAATGCTAAGCCATTCTTTTTATATGCTTGTCAAGCTTTAACTCGATCTGTTAATTTTTCACCTAAAAACGAAGGAATAAAAGAAACATCCATCCAATCTCCAACTCCTCCTGAAGAAGCAATAAGATTATCTCTAAAATATATAAGTAAATCATATTTCATTGTTTATTCGATATAGGTCGTTAATCTATATCCGTCTTTTTGACTGCTGCATGTCACCATGCAGATTAGACTATATCATACAAATTTGATTTAAAATTAATTCAAATAAATTCTGTTTCATTATATTTCATAACTACTTATAATTAATTTTAAATTAAACTTGTCCCCGCACTTCCACTTACTTAAGTGTACTCCTTTCGGATAGTCGTTGAACTTTCAAAGATATTTCTATCTAAGCTTAGCTGCTGATTGTCTTAAATTTACTATTATTCAATTTAAGGTTTTCCAGCAATTCACGGGGTTTATACAGGACTCATATAATTTAATCCTGTAGGTCCATAGTATGTGCTATTAATGAATATGGATCTCCATTTTTATCTAAGAAAAACATTCCGTTAACAGATAATCTACATCTACTAGGACAATCTGCACTTCTTACAATATACTTTGATTCTCCACGAGTAATATATACTTCTGAACCAATTTTTACTCCTTCATGTCTTGTTAATTCTCCAGTTTTATAATCTGCTTCAATTCATTCAACTTCATATACAGGAATAAGATGATTCTTTATAGGTTCTATTGAATCATAATCTCCAGGCCATCCTGGATGTGCTTCAAGTCCTGCAAGAATACCTGTATGTAAATTATCAGCTCGTAAATTAGGCTCAGCAGGTTTACCAACATATCTAACCAAATAAGTAGGAGATGTTGAATCTGCAGTTTGTTGCATATCTCTAATTTTCTTAGCTGCTTCTGTAGTTAATTCTGATCTGAATGTATTTAAGATATCCTCTCTTGACATTCATTTTCTAATAACAACTCTCTTAGAATCTGCAAGATAAGGAGAATTTGGATTACGTTCTATAAATGTATTAACGGGATTTAAAATTTCAATATTGACATTTGAATTACTTTCTGTAGGTTTTACTCTATAGTAACAAGTACCTGTAACAAGTAAATCTGTAAGTAATTCTGCCATTTTACGTTTTAAATCGATGTTTCTTGATTGTCTTAAATAATCAAGAATATTTTGTGCAGCAATTTCATATTCCGAAACAAAAGATTGATCAATATCTTGTTGAATTGAGTTGATTTCTTTTTCAATAAAAGGATCATTTACAATTTCTTTATTTTCAATAATAGCTGCAATAATGTTATTCTTTAAATACTGTTGCAAATAATTAAATACTTCTGCACTAATTTTAAGTTGCTTTTCTCTCATTATATTTGAAACAGTCTTTTCATCTTTGCAAGATACTTTTAAATCTTGATTTAAACCTAGATATTCTCCAACTAATACATCAATATGTTTCTTAATTAATGGTGTAAAACTAACTGATGTAGGAGTCCCAATTCCGTAATTTTCTTCTAGGTGTTTGAATTGATCTGCATCTCTACGACAATGATAATATCCATAAGCTTTTCTTATAGCAACTTTATCATATACAAGATTACCTATCGCATCATTAATCTTCTTTACTTCATTCTCTATCACCATATTCTAATACTATATATTGATTTCCTTCACCTGGAGTAGTCATTTCTCCAGAATAATATTTTGTTCTATCTAGTTGTCTGTTTCTAAGTTCTTTTTCAAGAAATTCGAAAAAACCTTCTTCATCACCTTCAT